AGTGGTATCAGGATCACTGCAAAGAGTGTCTACTGGTGTCAATGCTGTGAATCCATACGGTGGCACTAGCGGAGTTTTTTCTTTTGCTGGCAGCAGCACGGTTTCCAACTTTGTTTCCAAGACATATGGTTCATCGGGAATAACATACACCTTTTCGCTGCACGCAAAATCAATAGGCGGTGCAACACTGCAATTGCTTTGCGGTGGCGGCGGAAACAATTTTGGATACAATTACAATGTATCGACTGGAGCGATTGTTTCTGTTCCTGGTAGTGGAGGACAAGTGGCTTCAAACGGCAAGATAACCCGTCTTGCAAATGGATGGAATCGCTTGTCCATGACATTCAACTCCAACAGCACATTAGCCGATCCCGCTCCCCTATTCAAGAACGCTTTCGACAACAATAATTTCTTGGTGTTTGGAGCGCAACAGGAGGAAGGCTCTGTTCTCACTCCGTACATCAAAACAGAGGGCACTGTTCCTGTTTACGGAAATCAGGATGCCCTGATTAGTTTTTCTCCTGGTGCATCAGGACTAGGGCAGCGCAGTTTTCAAAATCTGTTTACACATAGCGAAACCTTTACCAATGCGGCTTGGGCTAAAACAAGAGTAGGAGTATCTGCGGGAGGGTATGTTGCTCCTGACGGAACCACAACCGCAATGAAACTAGTGGAATTAGATCCTGCTGATGCTGCTCCTCAAGGCGGTGCATACTATAAATCAATCCATCAAACGATTGCTGGTTCAACTGCACAGTTGACCTCTTGGACGCTTTCAGTTTACGCAAAAGCAGCAGAACGAAAGCACTTGGCGTTTTCAGACCTTAGTTACGGTACGATAGGTCGTGTGGTTGTGGATTTAGAAAACGGGACTGTAACAGAAACCACGCCAACCACAATCACTGGCAGATCCGTAGGAACTCCAATCATTCAGAATGCTGGCAATGGATGGTGGAGAGTTGCTGTGAGTTTCAAAAATATTGCTCCATCAAACAACGCAAGCACTCCAGGCTTTGCTCCAAACAACGGAGCCACAGTGGGTATGTTGGGGGAAGTTAATGGAATATACGGTCCATCATACGCAGGAGTAAGCGGCAGTGGAATTTTGATATGGGGAGCGCAACTAGAACGGGGCACGGTTTTAGGTCCGTACATCAGAACTACTTCGACCACTGTTGGAACCCAATTCACTCGTGTTGCAGGGCTAACCTATCAATCCACTCCATCACAATCACGGAGTAGACGAGAAGCCACTGCATGGGGAACAATTGTTATTCCTCCGAATGCAGGCACTAGTGCTACAGTCAGTGCGTACTTGGAAGGCGCATACGGGGTAAAAAAAGTGGTTGCGCGAGACAACGCGCATTTTGATGTATATTTCACAGACAAAATGGATGTTGAGACTTACTGTGTGATTCTTGGAACAGAACAAGAAACGGTGCATTTGCCTGAATCCTCTATTGGGCTTGCTGGCAGCATCCCTCCCACCAATGAATTCACCCTAGACACCATACAAAATTCCATGTCCAATACAACAGACATCCAACGACAGGTTGGTCTATTCACAATTACTTCTCGCAGACAAACTACTGTTGCTAGTACTTTTGCTGGTGCATGGACCCCATCATCCATACACTATCAACGCGGAAGAACACAGCGCATAAACTTCATGGTGTTTGGAGGAAGAACCACCAATGGCACACAATAAAATTAAACGATTTTCTTCTTTTGTCAGCGAAGATTTTCCGCCACCCATCGCTATGCCCACCAACAACGCGGGAACGGGCAATATTGCAGGGCTTCCACCCGATATTCCGCCGCTGAAGACTCCTGCACAGCGCAAAAGAAAATCAAATATTGCTCGCCGTAAACCTCCCATAGCCTAAATACTTTGTGGGTTGGCTTTATAGAAAGGAAGTGACCACATGATTAGTCCTGAACTCATTTCTCTTGTTGCTGGCGCGGCTACAGGATTCCTGTTTCGATACATGGCTCAGAAGAGCCAGGATCAAAAGGAAATCTTTGAACGCCTCATAACGGCAAACAAGCAGACCACAGAGAACCAAGACAAAGCCGCCCTGCGAGTTCCCCTTGACACGGGCAAAGGCATTCGGCAACTCATCGTGCTGTCTGTGCTGTTTGCCACCCTGATGGCTCCCTTTATCCTGCCGTTCTTTGGTCTACCCACATTCGTGGAAGTGGAAGCAACCACTCCCGAGGGGCTGTTCGGGCTTATTCCGCAGTCCACCCGCAAGTATTTCGTAGAGATCAACGGCTTCCTGTTTGCGTCTGAAACTCGTCAAATCTTGGTGAGCATCGTAGGATTCTACTTTGGTTCAGCCGCTGCTTCCAACAAGTCTTAAAGGAGAAGCCATGCGTAAACTAGCGTACATCTTTTCTCTTCTCTGCCTCGCAGCGTGCAACACCACACCTGCTATTGTTCCTGACACCACATCGGACAGCCCTGTCATGCTGAAACTCAAGCACGACATTCTGAACGGCGACAAGATCACAAGCAATTGGGGATGGATACTGTGGTATGTGCCTATTCTGCTACTGATTCTTGCGTGGGCTTGGAAGGAATTCGTAAACAAGCCTCTGCGCCTTGACGACAAAGCAGAACCCGAACACGGCACACAGCCTGCTCCACAGGACAGCACCACTACGGTGCCTTAATCGTTAGCGCATCGCAGGTCTTCAGGCAGCGATTCGTACAGCCGCTTGCAGATGTAGTACGAGTCAACAATATCCGAAACAGGACTCACTGAGTCTGCTCGTTTTGGTGTCAGCATCTTCTTTAGATCAACACCTGTTTCATGGGAGAACGCGTAGTACATGGCGTTCTTGTCTGCATTACCCTTGCCTGTGGCGAACTTCTTGACTTCGGTGGGCGGGATGATCGTGACAGGAATGCTTAACAGGTACAGTTTATATTTTAAGATGCCTGTGTTCTCGGCAATCTGAAACACTTTGCCACTAGCGGAGTACGCGTAGCCTTCAAGAGCCACATGGGAGCAGCCCATCACAATGTCCACAGCCCAATCTGCAATGCTTTCGTAGCGGTGTTCGTCTGAGTTCCAATCACTCAGCCGCTCACCAAACACATTCATGCAACGAATTTCCGATTGCCGCTTGTTCTCAGTAAGGAAAAAAAATGAGCATCCACTGTATGAAAATTTCCCCGTGGCGTTCGACTTGAACAGGCACACGGCTGGTCCACACAATGAGTAATCTATTCCCGCTACTATCATGTAAGTATTTATGGTGCAATACTAGAAACCTACTGCGCGAGCCAGTAAAACACCAACTAAAAAACTGCAAGCACCAAGAAGCACACGCTGAATTTGGGTGAGTTTCATTTGCCCTTCTGTTCTGCGATCCAATCGCTTACGAGATCCAAACGAGTTGCGGAGTTTTCGTACAGGTGACCGTTGAATATTGTGAATGATGACACAATTCCTACAAGTACTCCTGTGGAGTCTAGTACCGCACCACCTGAGTCACCAAACCAAACGGTGCCCTCAAAGGGAATAAACTTAAAGTATGTGGGGTCTTCCACCACCGTTCCAAAGTAGTGGAATGTGTTGGGATTGCTCCTACGCTTAATACCCCCACCAAATCCTATAACGGTGAGTGGTTCGGTACGAGTGAAATAATGGGGTGCTGTCACCACACAAAGGGGTTGAACACCGCAAGGTTCCTCTAGCCACGCCACTGCCACATCGTACAGCATGGTGTCACCAATTTTATAAAGGGGATGGGTGGTGGATTTGCTTATTCTGTAGCAGTGGTTGCCTGTAGAGAACCACGCTGCCCCCGTATCGTCTAGGCAGTGTCCTGCGGTAAGGATTTCATCGGGAGCAATGAGAACCGCACTGCCTATTACTTCCCCGTTCTCGCCCTCTAGATGCCCCACAGCGGCTTCCTCGTCTGCCGCCAACGGCGAGAAACCCCTCATGAAGAACTGAGTCTCCACAGGGGCTTCTGCCATTGGATCGACTGCCCCGCTCTTCGGCGGCTCCACGCTCTTCGGCGCAGCGGCAGTTATATCTTGAACACAGGCTTGCAGCAAGACGAGTGCTAGAGCCATAAGAAGAGATTGGACTACGCGCCTCTTCATACTATTATTTAGAAGAGGCTGTAGAGTAAAAATGTTCAGATTTATAAAAACAACCCCCGCCAGTAGCGAGGGTTGTTTGGGTGAGAATGGATTGAGTTTAATTCGTTAAGTCAACCACTTCACACGAGCCAGCACTACACGCAAAGGTTTGTGTGCCCTTGGTAGTGTCTTCCTTTTCGTACTTCGTCAACTCGCTCCAGTCAATAGACTGGGGCAGTTTTGCTGCTGCTGCTTCGTACTCTTCCTTGGTGCAGTCCTGATACGGAGCCTGAACATAGGTGTGATCGGAGTGGGGCAAGAAACTCACACCTGACACTTCATCAAAGTGATCGTACACCCACGCACCCACCGCCATCCACTCGTGTTCCTTGACAGTCACGGTGATGGACGGCTTGTGTTCACAGAAGTGCCGCTGATAGGTGAGCCACAACTCTAGATGAGCAATAGCAGTCAAGTCTGTGCGCGTGACCGATCCCACTGCCTTCTGCGGAAACGAGAACACCATTGTGTGATCAGGGCGCATGGCACACGGTTCCGCAGGGAAACCCTTGTCAATCATAAACTGACACATGGGATCCTTGCGATCTGCGCGAACAGTACGAATGTAGTACTCGTTGTGACGAGCGTGAATACCGCTTGCGGAATCAGTCAACTGAGACACCGTTCCACTAGGCTTCACGCAAGTAATAGCAGCAGCAGGATTAATACCAATCTTCTTTGCCCACTCCTTGTTGGTTTCAACAGCAGTGGCACGAAGACCCGCAAGCAGTCTTTCCAATTCAGCACCCTGATCGCGCATGAGTTTGTTGTCAAGAATGCCTGTGAGTGAAACACCAAGCAAGCACTCTTCTTCACAGTTCTTCTTCCAATCACTGCTGAGATACGGGAAATTGGTGAGCGATGCTTGCCATGTACCAAGAATGGTGGCAAGACGAATCTTGTGCTTTAGAGTTTCAGGAGTGTCGTCTGCGCGAACAATGACTTCGCTCAGATTGCAGAACTCCTTGTCGCGCAGAATGATCTCGGAGCAGGGGTTCGTGCCAAACTCGTAGGTGGGATCACGGCGATCACCAAGTTTCTCCACAGTCTTCTGTGCAGCCTGACGATTAAAGATGCCGCGTTCGCCGCTCTTGGACTTGTACAGTGAAACCCACTCTTCCATGAACACGCCAATCTCTGGCTTCTCTTTGTACGCAACCGAATTGTTGGCTAACGCTCGCTGTGGGTTTTCCAACCACCACTGCCCCACTTTAGCATCACGCATTCGCTCATCGGTGAGGTTCGAGAGAGAGATAAGAGCAGATCTACGCACTCCTCCGACCACAACAATTTCTGCAATCTTACAGATAATGTCGTGGCATTCGATAGATGTGAGTTTTCTGCCAGCACTCTTCTTAAAAGTACTGACGGTAAATCGGAAGAGGTCTTCCAGTGGTTGTGGTCCACTTGCGCGTCCACCGAAAGTCTTGAGGCGCGCACCAAGAGGACGAATTTTAGATGTGTCCCATCGGGGGATTTGACCTCCAATAAGTAGGGACACCAACTCGCGGTAGGCTTTTGCCCAACCTTCTTTGGAGTCTTTGACCACAATGAGCGTATCGCTTTGTGTAAACTCTTCAGCAATTGTAGGAAGTTTTTCAACATACTGCCTTTCTACACTAAAGCCAACTCCTGTGCCACACATGAGAACATACAGAATCTCATCAAAGGCACGAACCTTGTTTACGGCAACATACGAGCAGTTGTATCCTGCGGTGTTGTCACGCTTCAGTGCTTCTCCTGCGGTCATTAGTGAACGCATAGAAGGCATTACTTGCAAATTTAAAACTGCATCACGCAACTCATCGCGTATAGCCTTATTTAGTTTCACACCCTTTTCCGCAAAGTGTGCATCAAAAAAGCGGAAATAGCGATCAACGGTTTCTTCCCATGACTCACGCCGCCCTTCGGCATCAAGCCAACGGGAATAGCGGGACAGGTGGATAAACGATTGGTACAGCGTGGGAAGATTCTTCATATGTAACTCCTTTTGTTGGGTAGAGTATGTAGAGCGCATCATAACACAAAGAGGGGCTTTCGCCCCTCTAAAGTATTGCGAACAGTATTTGGTAAAACTAAATCAAGTCAAATTAAAAATCTTGAGACTCTACTTCCACAAAATCTTCTGGATACAACCACGCAATGCGTTTGGCATCGTTTAATCCAAACACAAAGCAGCGTCCGTTACCATTTGGAATTTCTCCATGATAAACAAACCTATCACGGTCTTCTATTTGAAACAATGTAGCCCGTTCGCTGGTAGGATCAACAATTTTTACGATAGATAATGGTCTTGGTGTTGGCATGGTATTAGGGGGCTATTAAAATTTCTCTGCTAAGAGGTCTACGACACCTCGTACATATGTAGTCTACCAAAAGCGAAATACTTGTAGTTGTTGCGGTCACTGCTTTAGTGTTCATTGTTAAACTTGCAAGATTAGTATCTGATGTAAAATATGCACTATCGTTTAGTGGATCAGAACCGTCAATCGGTGATAGCACCGTTACTTCTGTTACTGTTCCTGTTGTTATATTTTTTATTTTGTAATTTACTATGTAAGTTGGTACATGATACTCTAAAACAGGATCATATACAGATCTAGACTCCGTAGACAAATACATTCTGTAAGTAGTGTTTGTAGAAACTGCAACGCCTGTGTCAAGCCGTATTGTTCCAAAAGCCCCCCCAATGGATGACCCTGCTAAAACCAACATCCAATTTGTATCCGTTACACTTCCGTCACACCGAAATTCAAAATATGCTCCACGAGTAGGAGCAGTACTGTTTGGAGCGGATCCACTCCAATTTTGAAATCCAAGTCTAAATGCCCCACGAACAGAATTTGAATGTATTGCTGTTGATGTTCTAATTGCAGTTTCGTATTCTTGCTTTTCAACCAAGAAATCTGTTATTGTTGTAGGAAGAGGTGGGGGAACACTATAATCTTCCATATAAACAATACTTCCATAAGTACCAGCAATTGCTCGTGCGGTACTTGCAAAAGCGTATCCTGTAGAGTTATTTGTGGTTCCCGTTTGAAGATTAATGACCCCTGAACACGCAGTATAACCAAAGGCATTTAATATGACTGATGTGTTGTTTCCTACTGATCCACCGTTTGCAGCATTGGTATAATAAATACCACCATCAAGCCAGAATGGAGTTGTTGCCTGTGCTTGTGTGCAGTCTGTAAAGAAAATTATATCTTGTAAATATGGATTTTTTGTTTGTCCTATACCAGCAAGGGCTTGATCATTTGTTGCGTCTATACCATATGACATTAGATTGATCCTATTAAAATTTCACGGCTGATGGGTCTGCGAACTCGTACTCCCATGTAATCAATATAGAGGGCAATCGCGGTGGTGGTAGCAGTTACACCACTCTTACAGTTCACCACAGCAGCACCCATAGCGTAAGTAGAGAATCCTTCACCTGTGTTGTGAGTGGATGCGCTCGGAGATGCGGTTCCTTGTGTTTTGGTTCCCGTGTTTTCGTTCAGTATATTGTAAGTTGTAGTATATACTCCTGCTGAATTTACTTCGGTTGCAAGATACATTCGATATGTGGTGGATGCAGAAACAGCAACACCTGTGTCGGCGGTGGAATTTAGTCCTGTATTTGGATTACACCAATAGATCATCCAGTTGGTGTCTGTCGCGGTTCCGTTGCACATGAACCTAAAGTGCGGACCAGCAAATGAAGAATCGCCAGCCGTATTCATACCGGTCGCATCCATAAATCCTGCACGGAACGCACCACGGACACTATTGGAGTGAATAGTAGCAGCAGTTCTAATTCGAGTTTCAAACTCGTACTTGGTGATGAGTCCTGCTGTTGGAACTGGAAGACCTGGCAACAGATTTGAAAGGGTATTGATTGAACCAACATCCGTGGAATTGTTGGTCGTTGAAGTCGTAATACTGATTGCACTAGCAGGACCAGTCATTCCACCAAATCCTGCGGTGCTTGTTGAGTTGCTTATTCCAAATGAAGCACTAGAAGCAGCAACACCAAATCCTGCACCTTCACTCCCTGCCGAAGCAGCATTTGTGCTAAAAGTGGTGGTATGGTTTAGGTCAGAAAATTGAATAAAATCTAATTGTGTGACAGGTCGAATTTGCGATGATGCAAATAAAGTTTGATCATTGATGTTTAGTACGCCGTGTGCCATTATAATGTTCCCAAAAGAATTTCACGGGTAATGGGTTTGCGAATGCGAACAGCCATGTAGTCAACAGCCAAAGATCTTGCGGTAGAAGTAGTATTTGTTGCACGACCCATACTGATTGTTGCAGACATAATATCAGTAGTTGCAGTTGGCACTCTGTTGGTTGTAGGAGTAATAGTTCCTTCTGTATTTGTTACATTTCCATCAGCATCCTCTGCTCTGATCTTATATGTGATGGTATAAGTTCCATCTGTAAATGCTTCAAGACTCAAGTACAGCCTGTATATTGTGGGATACGACACAGTAACTCCTGTGTTTGTTCGTTCTGATCCGTTTGTAAGAGATTTTAGTGTTACAAACCATGTCGTGTCTAAGGTAGTTCCGTCTTGCAAGCATTCAAAATACAATCCTCTCGCTATGTTATTTGTAACGCTGTCCATGAATCCACATCGGTAATATCCTCCTGCCGTAGCACCGCTACTAAAAAGACCGTTAGCCATAAATACAGAACCCTCAATCTCATATTTGCTCACCACAGAGGATGATGACGGGGTTTGTATTCCACATAATAAATTGAAAATTGAGTTGTTGTGTCCAAGATTAAGGGAATTACTACTGCTGTTGTTAGTTCCCGAAGTCCTAAATTCTAATGCACCAGAACCTTTAGTTTGAGAGTTTATATAGTTGGATACCGAAAATAAATCTATGTTACCTCCAGTATTATATGCTACAGTTCCTGATGAGTTTACTGTAAACACACCGCCTTCCATATAAGTTAAATTTGCAAAATTATGAATATCTGTGAAGTAGAAAGCATCGTACTGATTCTTGTTCTGTATACGAGACACAGACTCAATTCTTTGTTGATTTGGACTTTGTATTCCGTATGCCATGCGAACCTCCGATTACAGAATGTGCCAGTTGGCGTTGTCACTGATGAAGTCTACTGCCTGATACTGTTTGTTCAGGTTGTACGCGGTAACGCCGTCCATTGTCTGCGATGATGTGGTCAGTATCGTAATGGTTCCTATGCTGCTCTGCTTGACGGTGTAGCGATTGGTGTTTGACACCGCAGTAGGCAGGGTAATGTTGATGTTGCCGCTTGTGGTTCCGATGTACACATAGTCGGTGGACGCAGCCGAACCCGCGCTGGCAGAAACACCAGTGGTTACGATAGTGCGGGTGAAACCGCCGCCAGTGGTGGACAGAGTAATGGTTCCACCAGAAGCAGTGAAGGTGATTCCTGATCCCGCAGCAAAAGTGATTCCTGCTGTGAACCCGTTTACGCGGCTTACACCCGTGACTGCGCCAGTGAGTCCGTTGAACGAAGTAACGGAGGAACCACCACCGCTTGGAGTACTCCAACTCAAAGTTCCCAATCCGTTTGTGGTCAGGACTTGGTTTGCAGAGCCATCGGCAGACGGGAGTGTCCAAGTAGTATTAGCAGCAAGAGCCGTTGGTCCTCGGAATGCAATATAGTTTGAATAATCTGCATCATAGAATGTCAAATATGCACTATTTTTTATATTCAGGTTTCCGTAATAGTCAATATTGCCTGTGTCGAATGTAATCAGAGACAGAGCATCGTCTACTGTAATTACTGTTCCGTTTTGCGAACCATTAGTATCGCCAATATAAATTGCCTGATTTGTTCCATCATAGTACGGAGAGACAATGTTTAGTGGTGAGGTGCCGTCAAACCCTTCCAAAGTATTTGCATAGATTGCAGTAGTTGCGTATAAAGTTGCAGCCTCTACATATCCCGTGGTTGTTACCAGCGCACCTGTTCCTGCATTGTATCCCCATCTTGGGGTGGATGTGTCTACGAATACTCCTGTGTTTCCTGCACCACCAGCAAGAAACACAGGAGTATTCGTAGACACA